AATGAACACCAGAAAAAATAACAAAATGAAGCTGATAGAAAAAATGGTTGCTAAGATTAAGAAAATGACTTTTGATGATAAATTAGCATTAATACCCAAAATAATTGAGGATGATGCATACCTTTTTGCCATATTATTAGGCGAGCCTCAGTATTACTTCAAAGAAATTCTTTTTAATGACCCCAGAAGAAGGCATATCCGTTTTATTATCTGTAAGAGATGTGGGCAACTGCGTATTCATAAAAGCAAAGGGATGTGCGTCCATTGTTATGGATATCTCAAGCGGGATAAAAAAATAAGATATGGAATAAGAGAGGTAACAAGAGGTAATAAGATAATTTGCACCCATTGTAAAAGATTGAGAAAACACCATAGTGCAGGTTTATGCACAGTTTGTTATCACCATCTTAGAAGAAAGAAAGAGTGGGATAGGTATATTGAGTTATTGGTAATTAAATTATTAATGATTATAGGAGGCCATGATGCGAATTACTTTCGGAATAAAAGTTAGAGTTGCTGGTCAAAAAAATTACTTACAAAATCCATCATTTATTTATGATACTGTTAGAACTCATAAAAGAATAATAATCATTAATTCAACTTATTCCAAAAAAGAATTTAGAAAATTAACGAATAAAGACAAAGAAAGATTATTTTATCCGTTTGTATTTGAAAAAATACAGAAGTATTTACAAAAGAGATATAAGAAAATTGATGATATCTCAACCCTCATATTTGCTTAGTATGATGAGTATAAGCGAGATTGGGATATTATTAAGGAAAAAAGATAACTATTTGTCTTGAGCCTAGGAGGAAAAAATGGGACAAGAAGTTAATGAAGGAAAGATTATTGTAGTAAAGACATCAATGGATTTTGAAGAAGAATTAAGAAAAATTTGGAGTAGAAATTTTAGTTGGGAAGCATTTGTAAGAGAAATAATGAATGTTTATGCACATTGCTGTTTTTTTGACTTCCTGCCCCCTGAAGCACATCTTAAAGAAATGAAAAAAGATTGGAAAATTCCTGAAAACGAACTTCGTGCATACAAAGATGGTTGGAATGATTGTAGAAAGGCAGTATTGAGAAGAATCCAGTTAGTAATAGAGAGTTGGATGAAATGGTAAATAAATTAAATGGAGGACAATCATGAAGGAAATTATCTCAAGCCAAATTAAATGGCCGAAGAAGATAGAGCAAGAATCTAAAGAAGAAATAAAAAAAGAGCTTGAAGAGCTTAAAAAAGATATGTTTGAAATAAAGAATTTTATTGAGAATTTTGAAAAGAAATTTACCCAATTAGTGATTGAACTTGCTAAGAGAGAATATTATAGGAGGTAATTATGAAAGAAATTATATCAAGACAGTTAAAATGGCAGAGGAAAATGATGGAAGAGGGTAGATGTATCCTCTGTGGAAAGCCAGCTATTCCAAAGGGAAGGTATTGTGTTGGATGTTGGTTAAACCAGTATATAAGGTATGCTAGTAGAAGGAAAAAGCCTGTAAAGTTTAAAAATTCAAGAACCGTTAAAATGTTGCAGTTGCTTGTAAATGAAGATTGGGAGAGGAGAAAAAATGTGGAAACAACTTAAACTAAATATCTCAAATCAAGAAGGCAAGGAATTATTTAAGTGGGCTGACAAGCTTAATCCTACTCTTGCTAAAAAAGTCAAAGATGCCCTTGCTTGTGCTTTATCTGGATATTCCAGAGGATCTTTTCTTTGGAACGCATTTTATCATTATGAGTGTGATGCAGAAAAGGTAAGGGAAGAATTAAGGAAGCAATACAAAGAAAAAGGCACGATAGAAATGGGGAAATTATGGGGATTTGATTATCATACAATACAGGAAGGACTTAAAAAAATGGGTATTAAAATCAAACCGCCAATATATAATAACGCTCCACATGGTTTAGCTAGCGAAGCATTTGAAAAATATGGCGGAATAGAAGCAGTTTTGAAACAATTTGGAAGCATGGCAAAATTCAGTAAAGTTTGTAAAGTTCATTCTATTAATTTGGCAATTTATCTAAAAAAACAGGGATATTATTATGATAGAAAAGAGGGAAAATGGAAAGTTAAAGGAGGAAAAGTAAATGGAGATTAAAGGCTTCATTTGCGGTCCAAGGCGTGGTAGGTGGAGCAAACCCAAACCAGTAACAGAAACGAAAGAATATAAGGAAGGTAAATTGCCTAAAAAGTTACGTTGTGATAATGACCATATTTTACATCCTAGACGGCTTTGGTATCCTATCGAACAATGTTTTTACGTAACATGGGAATTAACTGAAGAAGAATTTGATCAAGCATTTGAAGAGGGTGATTTATTTTCCTTGGATATGCCAGTTATGATTTTATGCCCTGATTGTGCAAAATTGTTTACATTAGAATATTTAAAAAAGGAGGAAATAAATGAATACACTTTGTCTTTTTAAAGTAACAGTTAAAGGGTTTGGTAGTCAATATAAGACTGTATATGTAATATCTGATAATTTGGATGATGCTTATCAAACTTATCGGGATTTCTTAGATATAAAAGATTATGGATTTGAGCATGAAAGAGAATTAGAGAAAATAGAATTGGTAGCTAAATTTTACACGAAAGCTGAAGAAGAGTGTAAAAAACTATTTATATCAAATTCGGTAAGAAATTTATTTAAAAAGGAGTAAACTATGCCAAACAAAGTAACTCAATTAAAACCAGACATAGACTATTGGTTACGCATTGCATTGCAGGTAGATTCAATTATTTCTCTTGTGCGTAGCTCTATTGAATTGGAGGATGTGGAGAGATTTAACCGATTTTTAATGAGCCAAGAAGCACTGGAGTTGTTTAAGGAAGATTATCCTAGATTGGTAACACGGGTAAGAATAATAGAGAATGCTTTTAAATGGTAAAGGAGCTAAATTATGATTAAAGTTTACGCATTAAGCGGAAGTCACGGTATTGGCAAGACAATGACATTTGTCTATCTTGAAAAGCTATTGCCACCTGAAAAGTTTGCCTTTGTAGGTGAGTTTGCTCATTGGATATTGGTGCAAATGGGAATAAGGGATACTTGGAAAGAAAAGATTTTTACTAACCGTCCAGCTTACAATTACTTTGAAAATGCATTAGATTTTTGCACTATTAGTAGCTATTTGGTTCATAGAGACAAGATAATTGTAGCAGACAGAAGCATAGTTGATATGTGTGCTTACCGTTTATTAGCCAAGTTGCCATTAAATACAATTCATTTATTGGATTTTCATGGAGTTAATTTATATACTTTCTTTATGAGGTCTAAGGAAAGAGAGGACGCTGAAGTAACCGAGGCAGTTAGGAAAGTGTTACCAAAAGAAACTGCTAAGATAATTGCAGATAAAATTTTGGAGATGGAGGAAATAAGTAATGAAAGGTAAAAAGATGGAATTAGTGGAAAGAGCAAAATCTGCTGAAACCCCCTGTATTAATACAAAATGTAAATATTGGAATAATCTTTTTAGTCAAAATTGTTCAGCTGGGACAAAAAATGGAGGGCCTTTTATTGAGTATTGTTCTAATTATATTCCTGAATTGGAGCCTGAATTGGAGATGGAGAAAGGTAATGAGTCAAACCAGCTTTAAAATAGGTGATAAAGTAAGGATTTTACCTAATTTTTACACTAAGGAGCTTAATATATGTGGAGAGGAGGCCACTGTAGTGCATATATGCAATGACGAGCCTAAACAAGTAAGGGTTGAAGTGCCAAATAGAGGGAAGTTTTATTTGTTGTTAAGTGAGGTAGAAAAGATATGAAAAAATACACCATAGTAATTGACCCAGGGCATGGAGGTAAAGACCCAGGGGCTGTTTATGCAGGATACAAAGAAAAAGATATAGTTTTGCCTATTGCATTATATTTGGGTGGTTTTTTATCCAATATGGTAAACTGTATTTATACCAGAACGGCTGATATATATGTGCCATTGCGAGATAGGGTTTTTATTGCAAATAGTGTAAAAGCAGATGCCTTTGTTAGTATTCATGTTAATGCTTCTCCTAAACATAATGCTAAGGGAGAGGAAATCTGGATTTATCCTGGTTCAATTAAAAGTGCTAAACTAGCAGATAATATTGCTACATTTATTGATGAGATTGTCCCAGGCAAGTTCAGAGGAATTAAAGAAGGAAATTTTTATGTATTAAGGAAAACCAAAATGCCTGCTGTTTTAATTGAAGTAGGTTTTATAGATAATCCCCTTCTCCCATTACATTCTTCCGATGCCCAAATAAAAGCAGCATTTTTAATTAATAATGGGATTAAAAGATATTTGTTAAATATTGAATAAGGAGAAAAAAATGAAAGAAAAACTTTGTAAACTTATTTGGCAGTGTCCAAATTGTGGTAAAATATATACATTTGGGCATTGGCCAGAAGGAGAAGAACTTAAAATAATATTTTCTTGCCCAAATAAAAAAAATATTTCTGACAATGCAATTAACTTCAATTGTAGCGAATGTGGTTGGAAATTTAGAATTTGGATGGAAAAAGAAGAAGTAGAATATTAAATTAGGAGGTTAAAAATGAAAAGAATACTTGCACTTTTATTTGCTCTTTATTTTTGTATTATAGTGCCAGCAGGTGAAATATGTCCTATTGGGACATTCCCATCAGGAATGTGCACTATTGATGGGCAAGTATATATAATCTGTTGCACTGCTAATGAAGAATAAGTGGTTTGACGAACCAATAGAAAAACCAAAAAGACGATACCGCAAACTAAGAAAGCAATATTATGAAATTTTAAAGAAGTTGTCTCAGGCAACTGGGGCCTCATTTGGCTCTTTATGTAGATGGGCTCATCAGGATACAAGACCTTCTTTAGAATTAGCAAAAAAGCTAGAACAAGTAACAGGAGTTAGTAGATTATGTTGGCTGTATCCAAAAGAATTTGGTAATCCTCTTTTAAAAGTATTAGAATTAATGGAATTGGCTAAGATGGATGTGAAAAAGAGAGTGAAAGAAATAGAACAAGAAAAAGAAAAAGCCCGTTTAAGCAAACAGGAAATGTATAAAATGATACAGTTAGAAAGAAAAAAAGAAATACAACTTATGAGAAAATTAAAACAACTTAAAAACTTAGCAAAAAAAGATTAATCCAATTCTCCTTTTCTCCATTTCTCTATTATTTCAGGTGGAACATTCATTATCTCATCAACAGACATATTTTCTAAATCTTCTGCTGTATATTCTGTTTTTGTAGATACTCTACCCATAGGTGGAGTTGGAGCTGTTGCTCTTTGCTGTAACTTTTCAACAATTTGTTTTTGCCCAGCTTTAAAAGCTTCCTTAGCTACCTCTGGCTCACTTTTATCTAAAGCCTTTAAAACTTCATACAAAACCTTACCTGCATTTTCTCCAAATACATAAAAACTATTCCAGAAAGATGCTAATCTATCTTTAGTAGGTTCTACATGTTTCTTAACAAGTTCAATAAATTCTGGGTTTTGGCTTACTTCTTCTAATCCTCTTTGCACTCTATCCATTTCTAATTTTTCATTTACCTTTTCATCTATTAAACGAGCAATATCTGTTGGAGAGATTTGTGGTTGCTGTAGGGCTTGTGCTTGATAAATATAATCAGTATAAGCACGAATTTTATTTTGTAAAATTTCTTTTGCTTTAGCAGCAGGATCATCTGCTTCAGCTATTTGTGTTTCTTCTTCAGGGCTAAACTCAGTTATATCTTTAGATAAAGTAGGCGAAGTTGGAGTAACATTAGGTGGCACAGGACTAAAAGAAGTAGGCATTGTTGGTGTAGGAATAAGAGGAGTTTGTGGAATATTCTGTGGAAATGGTTGCTTAGGAATATCATAAGGTGGTTGAACTGGCTGAGTTTGTGTTTGTTTTGCTAGATTAGCATAATAATCAACTAACTTCTTCTGTTTTTCTAATTCATTTCTTAAAACTTTAAAATTATATTCTTTATCTTTTTTCTCTGGCGGTGTTTCAGGTTCTTTTTCAGTTTCTTCAGAAGATACTTGTGGCTTTGTAGTTTCTTCAGTTCCTTCTGGAGATAAAGTTTCCTCAGGGTTTTCTATTGTTTCTTTGGTTTCTTCTTCACCCATGCCTTATCCTCCTTGCTTGAATGGGGTTTGTAACTGTCTTATATTTTGTGGCAAATTTTGTTGTTGTAATGCTTGCTGCGTTTGAGCATTCATTTGTTGCTCTAATTCTTTTTTAATATGGGAAGGTAAATCTAGATATTCAAACAACATTTTAATAAAAATCGGATTTGGCGTTGTCTGAATTATTTTTAATAAATCATTGGCTACTGCTAATCTATAACTTGGTGAAGCATTAACTTCAGTAGCAATAATATCAAAATCAAGAGCTTCATTTGTAATATCATTTACTATTTTTTCTATTACAGGCCTGCCAAATTTATCTCTAACAACAGTTTCAACAGGAGAACCAGTAAGTGGATGAGGCTCTGTTTTGGTAGCAAAAACTACTTGATTTATAGTATATTCTTCATCGCTGTCAACAGCCTTAAAAGTTTTCTCATAATCATAAGTTTGCTGAATAGCATTAAATAAATATCTAGCTAAAAGTATTTTTGTATCTTTGAAATTATTAAATATTCTTGCTTTATCTGTAAGCATAATTCTTTCTTCTTGAAGCATTGCAGAACCAGATTTAACTTTACCAGAAGGCGGAATAATAGGAGAAACTATATCAGCGTCTTTAAGAGCTAAATTTTCTAATTCCAATAAACCTACAGGGAATTGCACAGTGTTTTCAATTTTATAACTATTTATTTTCCCTGGATAAGTTTTTAAAGACATACCTGGGCGGAAACCTTTTTTGCTTAAAGCTTCTTCACTTTCAGGAGTAAAAGTTTGGTCTTCATATATTAAAACACTATAAGGAGCATTAAGCATAGCCTCTACAAGATAACTATGCCTTTTATTTATCTCTCTTTGAACATCTTTAAGAACTTCTACAGCACCCCAGATTAAATATTTCTTTTCTGTAGGTAAATATATTTTATATATTGTAAAAGGAACAAAAGGGAAATTCTTTGCTAATTCTCCTTTTGTCCAAGGAGAAGGTTCATCACTAAGCTCTATATCTCCAAACAAATATTTAACTCTTACTTTAGGAATATATCTGGTTAAAACTTCTATATCTCCAGCTTTTTTCCTAATTTCCAAGGTTTCTTTGTCTATTTCACTTTCATCAATGACTTTTTTTGTAATAGCATCAACAATAATTTCAACTTTTTCCCAAGTTTTATACCAATACTCATCTATTCTTCCTTCATTTGCTTTAATATTATAAGGCCGTGATAAAGCATCTCTCCATCTATCGTAAGGATGTGTAATATGAACGCTTTGTTTAAGAGCTTCAAATCCTTCAGTAGAGATAATAGTTAAAACTTTAACTAATTTATCTATTTGTCTGGCTTTTTGAGGCCATCTTCGTTTAATTGTTTCTATGGGAAGCCATACAGACCTAAAGACATATTCAGCATCTGTTTTATCATATCGTTTTGCTCGTGGGTCAAACATTATCTCCCATGGAGAACAAGCACAAAGACCTACATCACCACGAATAATATCTTTAGAATAATCAGGATAAATATAAAAATAATGCTCTCCTGAAATTATGCCATTATAAAAAACTTCTCCTTCAATCGCATCGCCTTTTATTTGATACCAAACTAATTTATATAATTGATTAGCTATATCAACTATTTCTTGGTCTTTCTTTTGTTGTGGACGGAATTTAATATCATATCTGGTAGTAAGAAAATAACCATCAAGGAGATTTAATTTGGCCTGTATTCTATTTATAGATAAAGTAGGGCGCTCTGCATCTTTTAAATCTTTATAGTATTTGTCGCTTCCATCTACATACCATTGATATTTGTTGCCATAAACAAAGCCGTAGCTTTCTTCAGCCTTTTTCCAAAAATCCTTATAGGCAGACTTTGTTTCTTCATATCGTTCTAAAATAACATCTATTTCTTTCTTTTTTCTCATAAGAATTTATTATGGATATGATAAATTATAATCATAATTTTGTCAAGGCAATGGTAAATTGACAAAAAGAACGATTTAATATAAAAAATATATATGAAATCCCAAAAATTCTCTGAGTTTGCACCCTCTATTGAACATTTAAATGCTGTTTTTCCTAAAAATAAGATAAAATATCCAATAGAATATAAGGCAAATTTAGAATTTAGAAGAGAACTTCTCAAAAAAGCAAGGAAAGATAGTAAATTCAGACAGGATATTAAATTATATACTTTTAAAGATATAATCTTTTTCTTTGATTGTTTTCTTTATATATATTGTCCAGTAAGACATCCTAATAGTCCTCATAGACCATATATTTTATGGAAATATCAAAGAGAAATATTAGTCCCAGCTATTGTTGAAAGAATATTATATGGAGGCGATTTAATAGCTCTTAAAAAAAGAAGTATCGGATTTACTTTTACAGTAGCAGGAGTTTTTCTTTTCTTTTTTCTTAATCCATTCTTTCCTAGTGATTTTCTTCTTGGTTCAGTGAATGAAGAAACAGTAGATAGAAGAGGAGATATGGATAGTCTTTTTGAAAAAGTAAGATATTTATTGAAATCACTACCTGATTGGTTATTACCTAAAGGATTTAAATGGAGAGAACATGACAGGACACGCCTTTTAATCAATCCTGAAACTGGAGTATCTATTAGAGGAAAGGCAAATACAGCAGATTTTGGAGCTGGTGGTAGAGCAAGAGCAGCCTTTTTAGATGAATATACTTTATGGTATCATACAGACGCCGCAGCATGGTCAACATTAACTGATACAGTATCATGTAGAATAGCTTGTGGAACTCCTGCTAGAGAAAGACTTATACCTGCTGATAATGATTATACTTCTTATTATTTCTATCAATTATTCAGTAAAAGACAACCGTTAAGGACAAATCCAAATTTAAAGTTACCTAGTATTTATGAGTTTGATTGGAGATATGATGATGAGATGTCTAAAAAGGATGTGGAAAGAGAAAAACAACAAAGAGGAGCTATTGACTTTGCTATAAATGTATTAGGAACTTTTGATATTCCACAATCAGGCAAACATTTTCCCCAATATGATAAATTTAAGCATATAAGACAGCTTACATATATTAAAGAAAAACCTGTATATGTAGGCATAGATTATGGCTTTCTACATCCCTGCGTGGTATGTGCTCAAGTAGATGATGATGATTGTCTTCTTATTTTAAAATGTATTCTTGGTAAACAAATAGATATATTTCCCTTTGCTAAATATGTAAAAAGTAAATTAAAACAATGGTTTGGAAAAGCAGCATCATTTATTTATCTTGCAGATGAAGCAGGACAACAAAGAACCGATAAAGGAATGAGTGTAGAAGCTTTAATAGCTGCTGGCTTATCTCCTGTTATACCTATTCCTAACAGAAAAGAACGGATGACCGTGCAAATAAGAAATAAATTAACTGATGAATATAATGGGAAACCTGGGCTTTTGATAAATGATGAAATTCCTGATAACCCTGTAGAAAATTTTATTTCAACAGAAAGTTGTGCTTATATTCATAGATGTTTCCAATATCTTAAAACTAAAAAGACTAATGAATTAACTTGGGAAAGAGATGAATATTTAGCTCATGGCATGGATTGTATTGGATATATAATTTTATATTTATTCCCTTATTTTGAACGCCGTGAAATGGCTAAAAAAAGAAAAGATAGATGGAGAGAATTACAAAACCAAGAAAAAGAGAGAAGACATTGGATAGGTAAATAATTATTTCTTTTTCTTTTTGTCCTTCTTAATCAAATTTTTAACAAATTGACGCTCTGGAAATTTTATATTCCCCCCCTCTTCTTTAACCACTTCTGCATCAATTACTCCTTTATCTTTCTCTTTATCAGATAGAGAAGGAATGGAACTTAATGCTCTGTTTATTCTATCTATTAAATTCTTATCTTGCTCTGTAAAAATATTTATATTGTATTGAGATAAAGGAGTATCAACATTTATATTATGTCTGATTTCTAAAGTTTCTTTTAATTTATTATATATTTTTAATCCTAATTCAATAGCACCAAGTTTGCCTTCCATAGCTTTTTCAAGTAACTTGCTTTCAAGCATAAGCAGAACTCTATTAACATGCTTACTTCTATATTCGTAAAGTCGTTCCAATAATAAACCAAGAACCCTCTCAACATCCTTAACATCTACCTGGAACTTTTCTGCAATCTCTGCTGAAGTAGGAACAACATCAAAAGGCAGAGAAAGTAAATATTTATAAATCTTAACTTTTAAATTATGGTCTTGTTGTGTAATTTTTTCTCCTAAAGCTGTTTTTTGCACGAGATTGCCCCGTATTGCATTTTCTCGGCCTTACCCATATCAAACATCCTGTTTCAATTCAAACCTGCCTCAGAGGCTAAATATGTGGCAGTTTATTGCCTTAAAAAAGATAAACTGTGTTTTTAAATCGTTTTTCTAATTCTTTCAAAGTCCAATTTTCTCTAAATTTATTCCAACACTTACCATCTAGTTCCATCATTTTTACCCATAAATGAGGATAAAAACGATAAATATTTTCTAATTCTCTCAGTCTCCGAAATGGACACCAAAAACAGCCTGTATGGCTTAATTTCTCATATAATCCATTCCAATCAAAACCATAACGATAACATATTTTTAACGCTTCTTGGCTGTCAATTCCAAATTTTACAAGAGGATAAATTTCTTGCTTATAATATTTTTTCATTCTATTTATTTCACTTGTACTTATTCCTATTAGTTTACGGATATTTTTTAATTGTTTTTTCTTAAAGTATGAACTTTCTGCTCGTTGCTTAAAAAGTTTAGTGCACCATCGCAATTTTATCCGAGGCCATCCATAACCAATATTCCCTTTTCTAGTTCTGTGTTCACACATCCAGTATTCAAAATGTTTCTTAGGTTTTAAATATGTTATTTTAACCTCAAGCTTCTTTTGAACTAAATTTATATGTGTGTATATTTCTGGAAATTCTACCTCAGTATCATTAAAAATTATTTCATCAAAAGGTATTTGGTTTTCCAATAACACTATTAACATGGCAGTGCTATCTTTACCACCAGAAAAATAGACAACTCTATATGGCTTGTTAGAATTTGACATTAAACTTTACCTTTTTCTATTAACTTCCCACCACAAGCCTGAATAATTTGTATGAAATTTTCAGGCGTTACTTTCCAAGGCTTAATATGTGTCCAATCAAATATTCTTACAAGTGGAGTAATACATCCTTCACTGCAAAAATATTGTCCTATTTTTTCTTTCTTCCATTTTGTAAATAATCCAAATCCAGCTACATAATCAAATTTGGCTTTCTTCTCTACAAGCCCTAGAAAGAAATTATGAATAACACAAGCTTGTCCGTCCGAAACCTCTAAGCCCCATATCTCGTATTCATCACCCTTTTTGTATCCTTTAAACATTGGCCTGATATTCCACCTTACATTCAACAATTGATACCAATGCTCAGGCCAACATTCTATTATATGGTTGTCATCATAAAGATATGCTATGTGGGAATAATCTGACTGAGTTTCCCACTTAATTACTTTAGCCAGCCAATCAGTGCCTTTGTATGCAAGAAATTTAATCATCCAATCTCTTTAACCAGAAGTTAGCCTATCAACTTTAAATAAACATGACTCATTAAGCTTTGCGTTTGTCTTATATTTACTATCATAAATTACAGTTACTATTAGCTCTTTCTTTTCTGATTTGTTTGTTCTATCAACAATCGCTAAATCATCATCAGACAGAAAAATATAAACAGGATTATCTATATCTTCAGATACATCTTCTCTATTATTTACAATATTACCAGTAAGCACATCCTTCAACGTCCACTTTATAGATTTGATATTAGCCACAGGAATAGTAGAACCATCCACATCCATAAAATTAGCTTCAATAACTACACCGCTTTGCTCTGTAATATTAAAACTTAAATCTATCGGCATCTTTTATGTCCCATTTTCAGTATGGTTTGCAAATATTTTACAAGAGGTTGAGCCGTCCTTATCCCAACTAGATGCCCATTTGTAACTATTCAATATCGGGTCAGTGCCACTAGCACTAGCTATTGAAATAAATGAATGAGTTATATTACTAAAAGGCCCATCACTGGTTGAATATTGAAATAACCAAGTTATTACATCAACACCAGCACCTGTATTATCACTATCACTGTCATTGGTCTTGGGATAACCCGAACTTACGGCTTTTTCGCTACCGCTAGCTACAGTAAAACTGCCATAATTATCTGATTTACCAACAGGGTCAGGACCTGCCGTCGCTAGATAAAGAGAATTAAAGTCATTATCTGGAGTTTCACCACAAGCCTTTTGAGCATAATATTTATCACCCTCATCAGTTACAATATTGCGTCCAGGGATAATTATGCGGTCTGCTGTTTTTTCATTTACAAGAACAACTAGAGCATCAGACAGTAAAGCTAAGTCTTCATTAAACATTACCCTTAACGGCACCCAAATTTTTCCAAACCTACCTAACTTAATTTTCTTACCGAGTAACATTCTTCTTTCCCTCCTTCTAAAATAATTTTAATTTCATTTCTCCTTAATCATTTTAAATATTCTGTCTAATTGTTTTCCATTCAATAACATAAGAAATTGGTCATGGCCTACCTGTTTGCATTTTACTAAATCACCCTCAAATGCTACTGAACTGTCAAAACCACTATCCTTAATCTCTTGAGCTACTAGTTTCATAAAAATAAGTTTAAGAGCTTCAAAACTAAATACAGACTTATTCTCTTCTTTTTCTTCCAAAAATTTAAAAAAATCATTTAATTCATTCATGTTTCACCTCTTTTCTTTAGATTTAAAAACTACAATCATATTATCTGAAATATCAATCTTTTCTCTTATCATTTTCTCTCTTACATATCGTAAGATTTTTCTAAGTAATTTTTTAAACATTTAATCTCCTTTTCTTTTAAAGCTTATTTTAGCCATAAACTTTTTAAAACTTATAGACGAACAAAACTTCTTAAATTCTATAGATGAATAAAAATTTTTAAACCCTATAGATGCACGATGAGCATGAAAAATTATTTTACCTATTGTTACTTCACTTACTGTTTCAATAAAAGTTTTAATTTTAACTAAATTTTCTGTAATTGATATGACTTCATTCATTATTTTTACTAATGTAGCAACACATGAACGGACAAAGTTCTCTGTTATACCAATTGTCTCACTAATTATCCTTATCGACCGTAATCTTCTTACTAAGCTTTCAGATACAGATACAGTCTCACTGATAATCCTTACAGCCCTTAATCGCTTAAGCACTGCTTCAGCTATGCTTAATGTTTCATTTATAACTCTACTTGAGAATGCTCTACGAGATATTGCCTCAGCAATTGATATTGTCTCGTTTATAATCCTATTTGACCTTAACCTTCTTAATATTCCTTCAGATATAGTAATTGTCTCGTTTATTAAACGATTTGAATATCCTCTCCTTGGCATAGTTTCAGTAATTGCAACTGTCTCTCCGATAAAACGATTTGCATAAAGTCTTCTTATTAAAGTCTCTGATATTGAAACAGTCTCATCCATTATTTTGATTAAGCCTCCAGCCACTACATACTCATCCGCTCCAATATCCCAAGTCCCGCTCCGTGTCTCGCCATCTATGTCATCTGAAAAGGCCAAGTTTGTGTCAGAGGATAAATCTACACCTGAATCCTTTGCACAA